TTTGCATCCGTGCCGCTTGCTCTCTTGCTGCCGCTGCCTCTGCCGCTGACCGCTGCCCGGTAACGTCAAATTGCGCGGATTGCATTGCTTGATTGTAAGCCTGATTGCGTTGATTAGCCGCCATGTCAGCCGCCATACGACCATATTGACCGTAAGTTTCACCTTCAGCTAAACCAAAACGTGAACCACCGAAAGCCCCTGCACTTGTAGCTTGAGCGCCTAGCGCATTTAACGCCTGTTCTCGTTGTCGAGCAATGTCGGCCTCACCGCGCTGAATAACTTGCTCGGTATAAGGGTTCATATACTGATTTACGTTAGTTTGCGCTAATGTAGGGCTTTGAGTTTGACCAACCGCTTGCACCGTAGGCGCTTGGAAGTTAGCCATGCGGTTATATACGTCACCCGCTTGGGTTTGATACTGCTGGGCTTGCCCAAATACGTTTGAACCGATCATTGGAACAACCTCTCCTTTAGTCTAATAATTAGTAATTCCCAGCGCATTGCCGATCCCTCCAAGGAAATCTCCAACAGCGCCATAACTTCCTTGGTTATCTAACCCACCACCAGAGAAAATTCCTGTTTCCGCTGGTGTGGTATATCCGGGAATAGCGGTCATTCCAGTGTTTGGATAATCACTCGTTGGGTTAAATATGCTGTTATGTAAGTTTACAGCGTAAGCCGTGGAGTCAGAATCGCTATTATTATATTGGTTTCCCCCGTTAGAACCCCCACCGGGCATATTAACAGGCGCGTTTGGATCAACATAGCCATATGAACGACTGCCGAATTCACCAGTTACCGGGTCCATAGAAAAAGAGCGAAGATAGTCGTATTGACCGGGATACTGTTCCGCATAAGCCGTTTCCATCTGTTTTTGGATTGGCTGGCTGGTGTAAACTTCCATTCCGCCAACTGTTGTTGTTGGCATAGATGGTCGTGCGACCGTTCCCAATCCAAGAGAACTTAAAAGGTCATTTGCGCCACTATACATTGCTTCAGGAGCAACCGCTTGATATTGAGGCAGATTTACTGCCCCTGCGCTGGACTGAGCCAACATTTGATCCAAAAGAAAATTTCGAGCCGCTTCGATTCGCGGATCAAGTTGTTCCTTTTGATCAGGCGTTCCAAACAAAAAATCAGTTAAGCCCATTTTATAACTCCGAACGGTTTAAACATTTATACCACATTTTGCGCATATTGACACCCCTAGCCGTGCAGCCTCGTTATCGCAATTGTGGAAGCTGGTGCTGCGGGTGCAAACGCCGTTGCCGCAGTTGAGTGCAAAAACCCAGTATTGCTATCAACAGCCCACATTGCCTCCAAGTAATCTCCGGCGGCAAAATTAAATATTGCAGACCTGCTGACAACAAGGACCGAACCGTTTTGATGTAGTGCGCTTTTCATCGTTGACCCAGCAACGTCTGTGCCGTTGACGCGAGGCCAGAACCATAAGTTTACAGTTGAGCTGGATGTGGACGCAATTTGCGCCGAAAACGCAATCATGTACTGGCCAGCTTCCTCAAACACCAAGCGCGAGGCTGGTGTGCCGTTTGTAATACCCTCGGCAATGCTTGATGTGTACGTCAAGGCGTAGGCGGTGCTTGTAGATGCCGCGGTTTGATCTGTTGTGACGCCGCCAGCATACTGGCCATCCTCCAACACGATTTGACGAAACTCACCGTCCTTTGATACCACCGGGTATCCGTTAACGTCATCCCAAAGAATGATGCCATTTTCGGATGGGTTGTCGTCTGTGGTTCTGAAGTAAAGCCGTGGCAATTGTCGGCGCAAATATGCTGTGAGGTTGTTGCCCCAAGCCTTAATGTTGTCACCGATTGGTGGTAATACTGGTGCGACCATTACCTACGCCCACCCGGCTTTGCATCAATTCGCATAGTTCCAACACGCCAGCTTGCGTATGGTGCGTCACCCTCAACGCGCATCCTTATCTGCCTCCCAGAAAACCGAACAGATGTCGGGCTTGTCGGAGTGAAAGGCCCGTGCGAATATTCGGTATCGTTGGGGTAAAATCTGCTCTTAAAGGTTACATTTACATCGCCCTGCGTTTTCTCGTCTGGAATTAAATCAGTAACTTGCATAATGTTGTCACCAGCGCCAATACTAATTGGGCCGCTTTGAGCAAAAACAGATTGCTGAGAACCGGAGGTTTCGTAGGAAAGCCCGACCTCATGGTCATACATTGCGCCGTCAGCGTCGAGTAGCATGGGATATTCAAACACACCGCGCGATGCGCCAGACGTGCGTGAAAGATTGCCAATCATCCAGTGGTTTTCTTTATAATCAAACGCAACATACCGGTCCACCTCATTGCTATTTGATGATGGATAGAACCACCAGATTTCGCCATATTGGCCGTTGGTGAAAGCCCAAGTCTTGCTCTTTTGTGATGTGTTTATATCGCCAAAAACATAATCGTGAACCGCGCACGGTATTTCGGAAACTACGTTGCCGTCAAAGCGGAAGAACCCACCGCTGCCCATCCAGAACACGCCCATGTCAACGTCAGCCGCAGCCTTGCGCGATATAATTCCACAGCTTGTGCTAATACGCTCAAACCCGAAAACATACGGAGGTCCAATATACCGAGCCGCATGGGCATCGATGTCAGTTATGATAAGAGTTTGCCCTCTGGTCCGAACTGCGGTCTGTATCTGCCCAGATGTTTGAAGCTCAATGTCACCAGCTTCGTTTGTGGTTGCCGGGGTCCAGCTTGTGTTGTTTTCACGATCACACCATTGGACTTTGCGAGGATTGCCACCAGCGCCCAAGGCCAAGACAAAACGCTCTTCCGTAACGATCAAACCAGAGTTATTTAGTGGGGCATTAGAAATTACCGCCGCATCTGAGCCAGACCCAAGTTGCCATTCAAGCAAGCGCCCATCGGCTGTTGAGCAAGCAAGCAAATACTCCCCAAAGTTATCCAAGGACCATGTGGTTGCCTCAACTAAATTTCCGGTATCCGGGCGCGGCGTTCCGTATGGACCAGCGCCATAAAAACCGTAGCCATAGCCAATGTTAACCGCAGCACCCTCTGAGCCGGGAGTAAGGTCCGGTGGCGTTATGTCGTAAGCCGTGCCGCCAGAAACTACCGCAAACAACTCATTGTATGACGCCGCAGCAACATAGCGTGTGCCGTTATTGCTCTCCCAAGTGTGCATGGCTCTCGGCGCATTTTGCGTAATGCTGGCAATATTTTCATTAACACGCCAGCCGCCGACCGGGCGAAGTGAACCATCGCGCCAGCGCACAAGCGACCCGTCCTCCCACCGACCAGCAGCGTCAAGGTCCGTGCCTGTTTTGTAGAAGCCAGCGGGTATTTTGAGAGGTAGAAGTGGCATGGAACCCCTTTACTCTGGCTGAGTAGGCCAGTTGATAGTGTTTGGGAAGCCTACTTGCTGAGGTACATCGAGCAGGGCTTGGCGATACGCAGTCCACTCAGTTTGCTTGTCTGAAGATAGGTCTGCCCAGCGCAGTGGGTTGCTAACGACTACATCTACCGTCACCAAAAGACTGTCTCTCTGAGCCCTGACTTGGACAGCTAAAGAAGCATCAAGCTCGGCTTGGGTAGGAGCAACATATGCACTAAAGTTGCCACCAACGAGAGCTAGGATAGCAGCGTTGTCTATTGTGGTATCAGTGTCGGAGGGGTCAACAGTGTAAGGTATCCACCCGTAGTCTGGGTGGTTGATCTCAACGTCCATACGGAGGTTGTCAGACTGTAGTGACTTTGCATTGCGCACTTCTGTGATTGTAATGCTCATTATGAAATCCTCAAGTAAACAGTGCCTTTGGTGGCGAGGGTCGATGTAGTCTTACCCATCGCCCTCCAAGTTCCAGCAGGGGAAGTGCCAGACTGACCATACACCAAAGTTTCGTATATGTAGGGGTTCACCGCATCGACGGAACCGTAGACCAAGCTAGAACCAGAGATACTCTGACCCTCGGTTATTGAGGCGGAATTGGAGTTGCGCACTAGAAACGCATAAGTGCCAACTGCACCAACACTTGTGGGCGGGGTGTACTGAGACGTGATAAAGCCGCTGTTGTTAGTCAGTTGGCTTGTCGCCGTGGGTATGTTCGAAATAGATGTCGCTTGAGCGGACGTAAGCAAAGAGTAACCAGATGCGAATGATAGCCCCAGTGTTCCGCTTGTTGTTACTGGCGATCCTGAAACAGCAAACCCCGTGGGGACGGACAATCCTACACTTGTAACGGTTCCACCGCTCTCACCAGCAACAATATTATTGATCTGCGTTTGGATCGGTGAGGTAACACCGTCCAGATAATTGATTTCAGCCGTTGTCGCCGTAACACCGTCAAGTATGTTTAGCTCTGCCGTTGTCGCCGTCACGCCGTCCAAAATGTTTAGCTCAGCCGCCGTGCTGGTAACGTCTGTTCCATTGATCGTTAGGACAGTGTGGTCGGGAGCAACCGTTCCAGCCGTGCCGTTTAGCGCGGCGGCAACATCATCCAGCGCGTTGTTTATCGTCAGACCCCAAGTGTCCTCCGACCCGCCGATTGTTGGTTTTGTAATCGTGATGGCCATCTAACTCTCCTTTACGCCGCAGCAGACCAAGCATCGCTTTGATCTTCTACATCCGTCCATATTTGTACTATATCAGAAACTTCTGTCCATGTCTTTACCACAGGCTCTTGGAAATCCCATAGGAAGCGAACAGGTATTGTCGGCACGCCAGAAGATATATCGTTTGACGCTAAAACGTGGTCTTGATTAAACGCCAAACTGTCAACAACAGGGATAGCCGAGATATTATTTGCGTTGAAGTTTACAATTTCAGTTACAGTTATTTGATCGACAACAGGCACACCCGCAACAATGTCATTTGCGGTAAATAGCTCTGTTATCTGGATTGCTTCAATTGTCGGAGCGCCAGAGACAATATCGTCTGCAAAGCAAGTGTGAACCTCAACAAAAATAACCGTGTCTAGAACTGGCGCTATTACTATGTCAGCAATTGTAAATGTTTCTTCTTCAGAAACAGTCGCCGTATCTATTACAGGCTGCCCAGCTAGTATCTGATTGAGTGGAATTACATGGCTTTGGTCTATATCAACCGAAAGCGTAGGCGTTGACGTAATGTCAGCAATGCCAATGTTATAATTAACAACGCCACTATCGTCAGAAACTGGTATTTTCGCTAGTGGGGCAAAACCGAACATTTATACTTCCTTAGCCTTTATCTACATTTCATTACGGCGTCTATATAAGGTTCAAGTAGAGGCCAGAGTTTGAGGACTTGCGGAGGGGTTAAGATGGAGGATTTCAAGATACTTCTATAAGCTCGGCGCTGTTTACGCCTACGGCAACTAGACGGTTTGTGCCGGGTATAGGGCGTATACCATAAACATTAGTTAAACTACTAGACAAAACAGACGTTACTGATTGGGGAGACCCGGTGCTTGAAGGGTTTATATTTGCCGTATAGTAATTTCCACCTGTGTGATAGATTATCATCAAAGTCCCGCTATTGTTGTAGATAGCTGCTAGGTTTTTATGCGTTCCGTTGGCGCTTATATTGTGGGGCCGTATTCCTGTAGAGGTTTCGACAGTTCCGCTAGACGAAAGATCGTGTACATTTGTATATAATGCGCCATTACTATTGTAGCAGTGAAAAGCGAAAGGAAATTTTGAAGGTAGCGTATTGATTTGGTCCGAATCGTCATGATGAACTTCAAAGGGGTCGCCGTTTCTATACTGATTTTGATGGCTGCTTGAGTTTATACTCATGGACGCAGTTGTGCCTCCGTAATAAAGTCTGTACGTCTGATAACCATCCTGCCCATCTGAGTGGTTATTATACTGTGCCATATAGTAGGAATTTGAGTTTCCAAGAGAGTCTTTTTTACCCCCAAGAAACACCCCCCTTGCCAAGTTGCCATGTGTGTTGTGGTTTACTGAATAAGAAAATCCCTTTTCAAAAGACGAAGAAGTTAGGGGGGAAGCATTAAACTTCATGTGCATATGCATGGTATGTTGACCTGACGTGCCGAAAAAAACACCCGCTTGGTCCTTAGCTGCCGTAGACCAAAATGGATCAAGTGAGTTCATCACCGTCCCAAACCTCTGGCTACCCGGCTCCATTTTAAAGTCTTGGTTTCCCATATCCCTAGTAGATGTCACGTCTTGTGCGTAATATGATCTAATTTGGGCCCGAGCGCCTGCGGAATCAAATCTATCATACGAAACCCTACTACCAAAGCAGTAATGGCTTGTGGTGTCTGAGTAATATGTGACACCCATTGAGAGTTGACCCGATGTACTATCGGCTGTTTGTCCAAATGCCACCATTTCTGCGTCATTATTGGATGTCATAGTTGACCACTGTTTATTCTCTTTAGGTCTAAGATATTTAGGCGCACTTACGGTATTCGGAACGATTATTGCGCCATGTACGTCAAATAATGCAGGGTCATCACTAAAGCAGATAGCACCCGAGTTTTGATTTGCATCATTGTTATTAGTATGAAGGTTGTCGTATCCTGTGCCAACACTCCATATCTTAGAAAATGTTGTGGGTGACGCAGGTAGCTCACCGTATTTATCAAACTCCAAGCCGCCGCCGCCGCCACCGGGGTTAAACCCACGAATGGACCCCCCCCCAAAGGAAGACAGCATAGGAGCATACAAAGGCTGCTTCTTAGGCATTATAAAACTCATTAGCCAAGCCTCCTAATTAAGCGAACTGCGTTTGTGAAGCCAGAACCGTGAATGTAGCATCCGCGGTCTTGATGATCGTGAATGTATATACGTCGATACCAGAGGCGTTGCCTTCTGTCGGGGCTTCGCCGCCTGACCACTTTGGCGTAACTGCGGAGCCATCTACTTGATAGGCGTTGATGTAGTAGGCTGTTGAACCTTGGGCTAATAGGACTGCACAAGTAGCTGACTGACCAATATCAAGGATACTGTTGAAAGTATTTCCGCTATCCCCAACGAAGTTGATGGTACGGTTTGCGGTCTGGTTATTTGAGAAGAACACAACGGCTTGGCCTAAAAAGTCGTAGCCTATGGTTCCAGATGTTGATGACCCTATTGACACCTTCTCAAACACTTCCTCGATGTCCAAGGTGCCATTGACCGTGACAGCGGTTGCAGTCACGTTGCCTTCAACATTTGCAACAAGTGTGCCTGTCGTGACATTTAGATCGCCAGTGCTTGCACCAGTAAATGTGCCTGTGCCGACTATAAATTTGTCTGCGCTTTCGTCAAAGCCGATAAATGCGTTATCCGCTGAACCTCGCTCAATAACTATGCCGCTATCGTTTACTGGTGTGCCTGTTGCGCCATTTGCCAATTCTATCAAGCCATCACTAACGGTTGTGTTTGTGGACGCCACAGTGGTCGTGGTTCCATTAACGGTTAAATTGCCAGATAGCGTCAAATCAACAGCGGTGACTGTTCCAGTAAGTGCCGGGCTTGCAGTTGGTGCTTTTGCATCAATTTGTGTTTGAATAGCCGAGGTAACGCCGTCAAGATAGCCGATTTCGGTGGCTGTCAGAGTGCCGGGAATTCCGTCTAATACGTTTAGTTCTGCGGCTGTAGACGTAACACCAAGGTCACTTAGCGTTGACACGCTTCCGATCCCAGCGCGTGGCAATGTAGCGTTTACGTTGCCCGATCCGTCTTCAGCAATAAGCGTGATTGAACCTGTGGCGCTTTGTAATTTAAGTGGCATATCTCACCTCATAAAGATTTAAGTGCATCGTAATAGCCAACCTCTAACAAGCTGTCTGTAGGCACCGTAACTGTTGCATCGTAGTTTAACACACTTTCATCGCCAGTGCGATAATGCGTTTCCGCGTCTAATATTTTGTCAGCGGATATAACTTTAATAGCAAAGCCACCAGATGTTCCCGCCGCTATGTCTCTTGCTTTACTCATGGGTGGGTTCCTTACAATAAAATCCAAGAAGTAGTCTCTTCGTTCCAAGTGTATAGCTTACCATCACTAGGGTAAGCCACGGGCGCAACATAGTTGCAGGAAGTCTCACTCCACACCCAAGAGGCAGGGGGATTTAGGGTGGCCTTTACTTGGTCTTGCTTCGCTATTTTTTCGGCAGGGGTCATTGTTCTAATATTATAAACATCTGTCCAAACCCCATTTTCGATAGCATAGCTATCCCCTAAATCTACCTCGTAAACACCGACAGCAGGTTTTTCTTTTCTTTGAAACAAAGCAAAGTTTGCAGGTAAATTGTTGAGGTCTATATTAGGGTAAGCGAGTTTAAGATTATCACCATCAATTGGATGGTCTGTAGCCGCGCCATTTTCTATTTTAATATATAGTGCCATTACACGTCACCCGTATTAGTTGAAGGGTAAGTCCTGCCCTCTCCCCATATAATTCTGACGGCTCCGCCGCCGCCGTTTCCGCCAGCAACGCCAGCCACCCAGCCACCGCCGCCGCCATAAGCACCGCCCGGTGCGCCTGACGTATTAGCCACAGAACCCTGACCATCTGCACCGCCAGAGCCACCTGTTGGGGGAGTAGCAACTGAGCCGTTTGTTCCGCTTGATCCTTCCCCTAGTATGCCCACACCGCCCGCTGAGGTTCCCGCACTTCCATTGTTGTTGAAAGGATACTGCCCGCCGCCGCCAGAACCGCCAGAAGGGGCTTGCGCGCCAATTTCGCCGCCTTTACCACTGTATCCGCCAGCACCGCCAGACTTACCTGTTGTGTTATTTACGTTTAACCCGCCATCGCCGCCGCCAGTAAAACCAGCATCTCTGCTGCCGCCATCTTGCTGCCCACTTTGCCTACCGCCATCACCACCATAAGCAGTCAAGCCATCAAAACTAGAGTTTCCACCTGTCCCACCAATGCTTGTTGCCCCATTGGACCCTGCGCCGCCTGCGCCCACAACCACAGTATAGCTTGAACCCGGAGTGACGGAATAGGAATTGCTTTTATACCCTAATCCACCGCCGCAACCACCGTTGCCGCCTGACGAATTAGCGCCACCGCCGCCACCAATACAAACGAAAGACACTGAAGTAACCCCCGCGGGGGCGACCCAACTATATGTGCCGGGTGTGGTGTAGGCGCTTTGTCCGGGACCCTCTGGGCCACCGCCACCACCACGACCAATAAAAAAGTTTGTAGGTAAACTCATCTGCCTAACCCCTTAAACCGTGTAGCCAGAAGCCGAAGCCAGTACGTTTGTGCTGTCTAGGCAAGTAAAGGATACGATCCAATAACGGTAATCTGCCCATGTAGGTTCTGTTGCATCAGGCCACTTAACCGCACTAGCCCATGAAGGGTTATAGTTGCTTGCTGTACGGTCCAAGACCAACATTGCAGTGCGACCTGCCGCTATGTTCGTAGGCGTTATGTTAAAAGAACCTGCTAAGGTCCAATGATGCATAGGTTTAGTCATATCGACATCCCCTGCACCACCAGCAGCACTCGCCGGGGTAGCCGTTGTTACCTCTGGGTGGAGGTTGGTGTAGGAGCCAGAGATACCGTTGTCAGCAACGAGTTGCCCATTAGTCTGAACCGTAATAACGGTTGTATCAGTACCACTAGACCGCCTTTGTATCTTTAAAACGCCACCATTTGGGCCATCAGAGTGTAACTTCCAGCCATCACCGTTTGCACCTACGTTACTTTGCGTGAGGGCAATCTGGGCTACGTTAGAGCTAGGGTTAACTTCAAGCGTGCTAGTCATCGTACCACCAGCCAAAGGCAACTTGGTAGCAATACTATTAGTCACCGTGGTGCTGAAGTTAGCATCGTCACCCAAGGCCGCTGCAAGCTCATTCAAGGTGTCTAGTGTTGCTGGTGCGCTATCGACCAAAGCAGACACAGAGGCATCAATGTCAGCCTGAGTTGCATACCCCGCAGCAGCCGATTGGGTAAGATACGTTGAGCTAGCTAAAGCTGTAGTTAGGTAGTCTGAAGCTGTCGCAACGGCCATTGTGCCTAAACCAAGATTTGTCCTAGCGGTTCCAGCGTTGTTAAGATCAGACAGGTTGTTTGAAACCGCAAGGCTGGAAGACGAAACGGCTGCGTTTGTAGCCTCAACCGCTTTGGCTAATAACAGAAATTCTGTTGGTGAGTTTGAAGTTGTTGCCGCATCAATTTTGCTGTCAAGTGTTGCTTCAAAGGTTGCTGTATCAATTGCCATTCTATAACCCCGCCAATGCGATTGCTTCGATGTTGCTTATTTCCGCCGCCTCAAAAGAAGACCACGCTACGACCTCAACCAGATCACCAGCTTCTGCGGCCTCTGTGAGAATTACCTGTGTGCCATTAGAGGCTGTTACGTCTGTATTGCTGTCACTAATGAGCAAAACACCATTCATAAACACCTGCACCTGATCTGGATCATACGCCACTGTAAAAGTAGTCTGACCAGCCGTGGCGGTGAATAAGGTAGATGTGAAAGTCTGTGGCTTTAAGTCTTCAGCAGTAGCAGATGCAAACACAGACGCCGAACCAGTTAAGCTGATAGCCGAACCTCCGTCACTACTCTCAGCAGGGGTTCGCGTTAGGGTTGGACCAGAGGCGCTATATGTGCCAGTGCCAATTTCCCAACTGTTACCATCCTCTATGACATACCTGATTAAATCTCCTGTCACCGCCCCCGCCGCAGAGAACGATTGAAAACCATTTTCCGCAGAGCCCAAAGTAAGCGTGCCAGTACCAGTGGTGCTGGTTGTCATCTTGGCTCGGTTTAGAAGTTTAATAGGCATATTTTATCCTAAGCCGGGTCAGGTATTTCTAAATCAAACGAGGCAATTGTAAATGTGTTGCCCGAGGTAACGCCTTGAGGCGTTGTAAGCGATCCGGTGGCAAGCAAGCGGCTCGCTGATACATCGACAATGGCAAAATGAGTTGCAGTGCCTGTGCCAGTTACTGATCCATCAGTGATTGCCGCAGCCGCAACTTTACGCCCAGATGTGTCGCCATCTTGTGGTGCGCCAAAAGCTAGTGAGGTGGAATTGCCAAGCGTGTGTGTGCTTGTCGCTTCAGCGTATGTCGTTGCCTCTTGTGATGTGATGTCGATGCGGTCGGCTTCGGTGTCTAATTTAGACAGTGCAGCGTCTAGCACATAATCTGAAATCGTTGCCATTTTATTCTCCTAGTAGGTGTTTACTTGCATCCGCAAACCTGAGCCGCCATACTTAGCTTTTTCATTGTTTGTATTTATACCATCAATAGCGGTTTGATACAACGATGCCCATATTGTAGTTCTTGCATCATCAACTAAGTAAGGTGCAGAGTGCATAAGTGCGCCATACAGGTATGCGTCAGGGTAGTATTGCAAAATCCAATTTGTTTCAGCACTATCCCCCAGTGGGGTAATTCTTTCGTAATAATACATTTCGCCAGTGTAAGAAGCATCAGGCGTGGGCCATATTTCTATCTGCCCGGCTATTATAGCATAAAACTGCGGTCTGCCCTGAGTGTCAGAGTTGCCTAAGCGCCGCTGCTGCAATGCAAGAGGCGTGAGCAACTCAATCGGCCTTTCGTCCACGTCTAAGTGGAACCGAACCGCCTCGATAAAGCCGGGAGGAAGCTGCGTGTACCTGCCGTCAAGCGCGGCGGTTGACCTCTTCTCCATGCGCCAGTGGCGTATCTGGCGGTTCATATCGCCCTCAACCAAAGCAATGAAATCTGGTATTTTCGCAATGGTGTCTGCGTCTTCACGGTTTAACCAGCCAGAAATAGAGTCTTTAAGCTCTGAATAAGTTGAAAGTGCCATCTAACAGTCCCATGCTTTACGCGACCAATAATTAGCCGACAATTTGCTATTCTTGCCCTTTATACCACCAGAACGCGCACAATACGATGTTTTTCGACTTGGCGTGTTTTTCTTAATGGTCATGTTGGGATCGCCAAAGTTTACTTTTTTAACTTCATTGCCCTCAACAGCAAGGACTTCAAACTTCTTTGGGCCACCCCGGCGCGGTTTATTAACTGCCGTGAAGCCATGCCGCTTTTTTGCCGCCGCTATCTTTTCCGCTTTTGTACGCATTACATTTGTTGCTCTTCATTAGCACGTTTTTGCATTTCTAGTAAGGCTAGTAAACCGCCGGGGGCCATAGCGCCGCTAAACAGCAATTTCTGCATTTGCCTAATCTTCTCTGCGCGGGTCATTCCGGGAATTTCATCATTATATTCGATTACCTCTGGAACGCCTTGACGCTTTAACTTGTCAATCGCTGCCGTGTTCCCTTGCGGGACTAAAGCTGCATCAAAGTCACGAAGTTGCGCAACTGACCTCGGCTTTGCCTCAAAATACTCTGTCGGCATACCTTTAACTTCTTTTTTAAAGCCAGCCAGCACATCTCTAGCAGCAGACATTGCCTCGGGAGTTGCGTTTGCATAACTTACATTTTTGCCTCTGGCCAAATCTACAAGAAAATCCTGCGTTAAGGTATGGCTGCCGCCAAAATGCTTTTGAGCTAAGTCCTCAATGGCATAATAAACGTCACTGTTAAAAGATTCTTTGATGTCAGCCATGTCATTATCAAGAGGCCGCAACAAATCTCTGTTAGCCTTTATCTCATCAAGATTTTTAAACTTTTCAGATGAAATTGCTCGAATAGCTCCACCGCTAGATGTGTTTTCTGAACCAGCCTCAAATGCCTTGGCTTTATTCATACGCCTGTACGCTTCCTCAATGGTGTAAGGCTTTGGCTTCACTCTTTGGCCAGAAGGTGTGTACGGCTCCTCTGGATAGATCATACGCTGAACTTCGCCATAGTCAGACAAACCGCCGTAGGGCGCTAAAGCTCTTTCCGTGTCATACAAAGCCTCACCAGATTTTCTTTGAACCTCGTTAACGTAGTCACGAAATTCGTCAAAATCTTTAGGATCAGCGATTTTGTTTGCTTTGCCAAACTGCGCGACACGCATCATATAGTCTTGGTCATCAAAACCGCTTGTGCTGTCCATCCAGTTGCTACCCATATGCCCGAAGTCTGGGTCGCTTCTTAAAGCGGCTCTAGTTGCGTCCTCGTCTACAAAATCAATAAAGCCCTTATTCTGCCTGCCAGTGTAAGCATCATTTGGCCAAACAGGTAAATCGCGGCTGGGGGCAATCTTGCTTGGAGCAAGCAAGAGGCTAATGTCACCGTACTCTTCAAGAGGAAAGTTTGCGTTTGAAATAGCCAAAGACGGCATGGGTATGCCACCCATCTCTGCCGCCGCCATGACACCCTTTGTGTCAATGTTATGATGGGCTATAAGCGGAGCTTCCTCTTTTGTCAAAGCCTTCGGCTTCAACCGCACATTACCTAGCATTGAACCCATTGCATTAGGATCAACCTCAACCCGCTTGGCGGTATCAAGCATCTTTCTCGCACCCGCCTTTATGCCCTTTGCAGCCGCATCACCAATGCCGGGAATCAAACCGATAACCGTAGCGCCGCCCATAGCGCCGATAAGCGGCCAGTTTGGATTGTCGGATGTCGCCATATCCCACAGCTCTTTTGCAGCTATCGCGTCTCCAAGAATAGGAGTCATTTCAGCTACAAATTTAGCAGCATCTCGCACCGTAACTTCAGGGAGATTGACGGAAAGCCTTTTACCCTCCGCTTCCCAGCCAGAAGCGTTTGCGGGGTCCAACATATTCATTAAGTTTGGCTTAGAGTTTGCGTTACTAAGCTCAGAAAATATATCAGCCAATATCTAAGCCTTTGCTAAACACTTGCCAGCCATTGCGCATTTATTTGGTGTTGGACAACCTTTGCATGGCTTAAAAGATGCTGCGGAAGAATACTTACCAGTCTTCATTTCTTTTTGCCGCCTTTTTTCTTACCCATACCTTTTTTACCGTAGCCCATTACGCTTTCCTTTTTACTGGTTTTTTCTTAGATTTCTTTGCGTCCGTCTTAATGACTTTTAAATTTGACCACGCATTGGGGTATGGATCACCCCGGCGCTCCGACATAGCCCTTGCTCTTGCAATTTGTGCTTTTGTCATCTTTGCCATAACCAAACCTCAGAAAGTTATTAGCAACCTATCACATTATGCTATTCCACGCAATCCGCGCTTGATTGGTGCGCCCCATTCGACTTCGGGTTTATAACCAACAGCCAAATATCTAAACGCATCTGCC